CTTTCTATTACCATCTTCGGTCATAAAGTTGACCTCTGAAGCGTCTATCTTTTTAACTAAATTCTCGCCTGTGCCATCTGAAAAGTTAGTTAACTTAACGACAAACTTTACGCCTACCGTATCTGCTATTGTTTGTGTTGTTACCGTATCTGCCATTTTTAATCCTTATGCACTAAATCCTGTTTCTTTATGACACTCTAAACTAATATTAAACTTTGGCACGTTAGAGTCCGAAGTTAATAATACATCTTGTTCAGCGTCTTTCACCAACTTAATTTCAGTTGGTTTTAAACCATAATTTCCTCTGCCTGATAAAGTTAACATCAAGTTATCTTTATTACCTAAAAATAATTTAACTTCACCTGTGCCAAATATTTCATAATTAACATTTGCAATACTAATCTTTGGTTGACTAGTTGCATTTTTTAAATCTGATACTTTGACAATTGTATTATCTTCATCTTTAATACCCTTGACATTTGTAATCACTTTTATTGTATCATCTACTTTATGAACAATAGATTTTGATTCAGTATCAGTATTATCAAACCAAAGAACAGCCATTATTGTTCATCATAATAAGTTTTAGAAAGTTCGCCACGTTCAACCGTTTCGCCTTTCTTTCTACATCTAATATAAACTTTTGTTACCTTACCAGTTCCAGGTGCCGTATAAGTTCTAATACCATTTGCAATTACTGAATTAGCACCTGCAGCTGAATCAGAATACGTATTGGACGCCGTAGCTGTGTTGTCATATTCCCAAATATTATTTGAGCCTGGTACATCTACATATGCCATCTTATACTCCTATTTCCTTTTCTATGTAATTATACATAACATCTGTTTTTACATTGTGTTTAAGAGAAACTTTATCTATTGTAGTTTCTACTTCTTTAACAATATCATCATTATCATAATCAACATTATTATAAAAATCTGTTACCACATCTTTATGTTTAGGTGGTAATTCTTTAAATGTTGAAGAGTCAACAACGTCTTGTTTAATTACTTGGCTGACTCTCATCATTTGTCGCTGGTGCCTCTGCCGTTGGCGCCTCTGTATTTGGCGTAAACTCTATTTCTTGGCCACTTGTATCCATAATCTGGTCTGTCTTATCGCTAGGGTCAGTTACCGCTGGTTTAGGGTCGCTATGAGGTTCTGGTTGAACATCTGCAAATATTTTACTTGCAATATCTTGCCTTTGCGAATCTAAACTGGTAGCAACTTTATCTCTTAATGCGTCTTTAAAAGCTTCGCCTGCGCCAGCATTATCTCCTGCTGATAACTTATCAACAAAATCTTTAATTTTTTCCGACATAATTTATTCTCCTATTTGATTTCTCTAGTAAAGTCATCACCACCAAAGCCTGTTGGTACTGATATTATACCGTCATCAATTTCTTTCTTAATTTGTTTATCAATATCTGCTATCTCTTTATCAGTTTGTCTTAATACATTCTTTCTGATAAATTCAACAGAATAGTATTTACCAACATAGTCTCTCATTGAATCTGCCAATCTCAATCTTTCCATTAACATTTCTGACTCTTTCAATTCTGCAAAGTGTCCATCTTGTAAGAAACTATATTGAATATCATCTTTTAATCTATGCCATTCTTGCTCTGCAATAACACCTTTTAAGATTAATTGAGTTCTTAATATATCATTAAATAATTCAGTAAATTTCTTTCTTAATCTTTGAACAAATTTAGTAAATTTCAATTCGTCTCTTGTTATTTCAGTTGAACGACCTAAATTAAATCCTGAAGAAGACTCTAATCTACTTACAGGTACATTTAAAGAACGATATAACTTCGCTCTAAAATATTCTATGTCTGCAATCTCACCTAAATTTGCGCCGCCTGGTAAAGTATCAATTTGTGTACCTCTACCACCCTCTCTACTTGGTAACCAGAAATCTTCCAACATAGACATATAGTTTCTGTCGTCTCTGATTTCACCTGTCGTTGCGTCATAAACAAGTTTATTTCTATATCTTGCCATAACATCACGTAAGTATTGTTCAGCTTTAACTTTAGGTAAATTACCTACATCAATCTTAAAAATTCTTCTTTCAGGTGCTCTTGCTATTCTGTAAATAACTGAAGCGTCTTCTATCATACGCAACTGATTTACAGGCTTGATTGCCTTATGTAAATAAGATAGAACCAAATTTTTATTTTGGTCTACAATACCAGACGGACAAAATGCTATTGCGTCTGTAGCAATCTTAATACCACCTGAAGTAGTATTAGATACACCTTTCTCGTTGTAGATAAAGTATTCTTCAAACTCATCAACAACCGTTAGACCATATGGTGTTGCACCATCAGGTCTTTTCTTTCTAATTTCTCTAATTTTTTTTACTTTTCTAGGGTCAATATATCTTAATTCTGTAATACCTTTTACTGGTGAATCTCTATCAATAACTTTATGATAATAGATTCTGCCGTCAACGTACCATCTTCTAAATAAGTCGTGACCTCTAGTATTGAAGTTCATCAACCTCAATATTTCATTAAATTCGTTATGTATTTTTGATTTTATTTCCTGTCCGTATGATACGTTCTCCAAATCAAGCTTGACAGGTTGTTTCAATTCATTAGCAACGATAGCCTCGTTTACAATATCCTCAACTGCCATATCACACTCGGGGTGTAAAGCAATTTCTCTATATCGTCTAATAAGTTCCTGCTCATTTTTAGCAGTACCTTCCATATCAAGGTACTGACCAAAATAACCACCAGCGGCGACGGTTTGTGTTCCGTCATCCGCTTGTGGTGTTGTAAAGCTTTGTTTTGGATCCTGGGGTTTTTTCGCCCTAGTGATAGAAAATCCAAATAATTGCGCCATTATATATCCTCTACGTTTTATTACCTATTTATACTACTTATTAGGTAGTAGTATTGCTTTCAAAGAATTGGTAACCGAAAGTTACCTCAAACTCTTCAATAGCGTCATTTGTACCGTAGTCTAATGGTATAGCAGCTATCGTTGTCGGAAATGCACCTCTTAAAGTGTACGACTTGATAGTTGCACCATTTCGGTCTAACTGGTCAACAAAAGCGTCAACTTGATAGTCAGCTGGATTTGTTAATCCTTCGCCGTCTGTCATATTGTTAATACCATTTGACCATCTTTCAAAAGCGTTTCTTAATTTGAAATTTGTATCATTTAGTACCGTTATTGTCCAGTCTTCAAACGTTCTATCTCCAGCAATTTTTATTTGTCTGCCTCTGAATGGTACCGTAAATTGACCTAAAGTCATTGCCGGTAATTGAGTGCCTTTACATAAAAATGCTAGCTCTTCTATTTCTCCGCCTACTTGAGCATAACCAGGAAAAGGCATTGTCACCTTAAACTGATTATTTCTAGCGCCGCCGCCAGCAAGTTTAGCTTTGAAGTCATTAATGTTTGCCATTTTTTATTCCTCTTTCCTAAAATTACCCAGCAACTTCGTCAAAAGAGACGCCAGTTCTAGTAGCGATGAATTGTAATGTGATAAAGTTGATACTTCTAGCAGGTTTCACAAAGATTTCTGCTATAAATTCGTTTCTATCAATTACTTCGCCTGTGTTATTTGTTTCATCACAAACTACTAAAAAGTCTGTGATACCTCTTCTACCTTGTACTTCTCTTAAAAAAGGTTCTACAATGTTTCTAAAGTTCGCTCTTGTAAATTCATCATTGAATTCAAACAATTGGAATTTAGAAGCAGTTGCTATCGCCTTCTCTAAAGTGATGAACAATCTTCTTACGTTGATTCTATCAAAAGCACTTGGAGCAGTTAATCCAGTTTTGTCACCGAAAAGAACCGTACCTTGACCTGGGAATGTTGACACAGGATTTACTCTTGCTCTGTACAATTCGTCTCTTTGAGCTTTAGTTGGATTAAACGCAAGTTTGACAGCGCCTCTTATGATACCTCTGCTGAAACCTGCCGGTGAAAACCAGCTGTCTGCAACGAGGTCAGTTCTAGCGGCCAGACCTGCAACGTCTCCGTTTAATGGTACAAAACGAAATACGTCAGAATATCTGTCGTACATATATTTGTAACCACTATCAAATACTACATAAGAAGATGATTGAATACCATTAAAGAATGATACAACATTGCTCTTTTGTGTATTTGCGTCAGCAACACCAACTACATCACTTCTTTCAGGACTTGCAAATACAACAGCGTCTTTTCTGTTCTCTGCAATCGTGATTAAGTTACCAATGTGAGTTGCGTCACCTTTTCCTGCCATAATTAAACCAACATCTACCGTTTCGCCATCTTCAAACTTCTCGTAAGCAGTTTTTCTTTGACCGATTGTAGCAGCTGTTCCGTTTGAACCACTTTGTAGTGATACATTAGATACAGAGGTTACATCCGTGAAAGTTGTTCCTGAAGCAGCAGAGCCCCAGTTAGAACCTGATGGATTGTGGTCCATCCAGTAAATGTAGTTAGAACCATTGTATATTACGTCTGAATAGTAGTTTACAGAACCTTGAGCAGTTTTAGCGTCTGAAGCTTTTGATACTGCTTCAAATTTTTCTAAAATGTCGCCTTTGGATCCTGAAATTTCTCCGTCTTCGTCAATTACTATAACGTGAAGTTCGTCATTAGAACCACCTTTTGCTTGTGCATATGGTGATGTTCCTGGCGCTCTGTCAAATTGGTCGTAATATTTCCATCTTCGTCTTACTTGAGCACCATTTGTTGGAGCTGCGTGTAATCCAGAAGAGTCGGAAGTTGTAAAGTACATAGGTTCCTCTTTTCTAACGATATTTAAATCATTAGTAGCAACACTAATTACTCTATATTCAAACTTGTCACCAAAGTTAACAATGTCTCCGGCTGTAATTCCTGTTGAAGAGGTAACGGTAACAACCGTATCTCCGACTGCCATAGCGGCGTCAGCGACGGTAGTTTTGTTTAACTCTTCGTAAGCAGTTGCTGATGGACAAGAAGAAATAGATAAACTATTTCCGTGTGCTCCAGCAGTTCTAGCTGCCCACATACCAACAGAAGCGGAACCGTCAGCATAGTTATTTTGGTAGTCAATAGTATTTTTAATTACAAACGCTGAACCTGATTCGGTTGCGTTTGATACAGATGAATTCTGTACACGTACTACTCTTAACGCATTAGAATATTGTAGGAAATTAGCAGCTGTAAAAAACTCTTCAAAGTTTGTATTGTCCGGTTTACCGAACGTGCTTACTAATTCTTGTTCACTTGATATACTTACTACTTCATCCAAAGGACCTTTGTTGAATTGTCCAGCAAAGGCACCGATTGAAGTTGAAACAGCAGGTATAATTCTTGTTAAGTCTTTTTCCTGTACGAGAACACCTGGTGATACTTGAAATGCCATTAGGGTTTCTCCTTCTTAATTTGCAAATTATTTTTACTCATTTTATTCAATACTCGTATTATTCATACGCCCATAGTCAAATTTCATACTCTACTGATATTTATAATAAGCTCGGTTTCTAGTTGCCTTTACGTGTAACCGGATGCCAAACCGTGCCATATTCGTCTATTTCGGGCTTTTCGTGGTCAGGAATACCATCATCTACGAAACCGAAAGGCGACATATCTTGCTCAATCAGATTTTGTTGTTCTTCATATAGTTGTTGTCTGGCGTTTGTATCTGTCATCTCCTTGAAAAAAGTTTGATTAGATAACCAACCAAACACCACTAGACACATCATTAAATCGTCTGTACAACCCTCTTCAGCCATCCAACTCTGACCTTTTTTAATAAAAGTTGACATCTCCTCAATGATATTAAAATCGTTTACTAGTATCTTATCACTCTCAATAAGTGTCTTGATATTAGAACAACCTATTTTTTTAATCTGTTTAGTCATTCTCACACCAAAACCAGAACCTCTACCACTAAATCCAGCACCTAGTATTTGACCTGCACGACCTCTTTGAGTTGTCATCAATAGATTATCATACTCTAATTCAAATTGTAGAGACTCTGCAATTTGTTGACCAAGGTCATTTGTCTCTACTAAAACGTGTGCGTGATTATATGCCTTACATACTCTATCTATTGTATGAGGAAATAAAATAGGTTTTACATCATTACTTCTATATTTGGCCACCACTTTATAAGGCATTTGTGAAACGTCTGTAATTATAAAAGCAGAGTAATCTTTATTAACACCTCTAGCTACGTCAACCGTACAAACATAAGTGGCACCTTTTTTAGGGTCTTCATAAACATCTAAACCAGCATTTGATTTTATTGGTGTTTTAAATACTATGTTTTTTATTTTAGCAGGACTAATTAGTGTGTTTACAGAACCTAAAAACTCACACTCAAACTCTTGTTGAAATTGCTCAGGTGATGTATTTCTAATAGTATCTTCTTTCCACTTTTCATCACGACCTGGCACCTCTGACCAATGCACCTCAATAGGCACATAATCGTTTCTTTTATTTTCTGCGTCTGTCCATAATTTGTAAAATTGATTCATACCATAAGGTGTTGATACGATAACTAATTTTGTTTTAGTACCAGAGGAGATTGTAGGATATACAGAGCTAAAAAACATTTCTGCTATATTAGCAGGTACGAAAGCAAACTCGTCTAGGAATATTATATTATAAGAACCACCTCGTATTGCACTTGAAGAAGTTGCAGCCGCCACTATGGTTGATTTATTTTCTAATTCAATATTACCTTTGTTCCAGTTTATTACACCTTGTTGTAACCACTTTGGTAAATTTTCATATGCTAATTGTACTCTACTTAATATATCTCTAGCAGTTGTAGATTTATTGGCAAGTATGGCAATATTAGAATTAGGATTAAATAATGCATAATGTAAAAGATAAGAAACCACGGTAGTTGATTTACCTGATTGTCTTGGCAGTTTACATATGGTGAATCTGTTATCGTGAATTGTATTGACAATATGTTCTTGAAACTTATACATTCTAAAAGGTATAAGTCCTTCGTCAAGAGAAACTATTTGAATATAGTTTTTCATAAAGTAGATAGGGTCATCTTGACACTTTTGATATTCTACAATCTGGTCTTTAGTAAACTCAACAGGTGTATTTACTTTTTTTAAATTCGGATTACCTAGATATGCGTCATTACTCATTTATAATTATTCCCTCTATATGTGTATAACCTAGTTTTAATGCGGCTTGAATTCGTTGCGAGCCACGCCAAACAGAATATTGTTTTTCTGCGTAAGGTACACCACCCACACCTTTTCTTGGTTGCAAAGATATTGTATGTTTTTTTACTTCTATTGGATTTTGCAACTCTTCACCACTTAATAACTCTGGTAAAGGTGTCATTGATTTGATATAATGGATTTTACTTATCTCCAGTATTATCTTTTTGTGGTTGTCCGCTTTCGCCTTCAATAATTTCATCTTCTTTTTTTCTATTTAACATCTTTTGTAATTCTGCTGTAGAACCTACAAACAATGCATTTTTAATATTAGCATTTGTTTTATTAGGTACTTGTTTTAAATCTTTTAGTTTCTTTTGTAAGTCTTGTAGTTTGTCTACCGTTTGTGCAACTTGACCTATTAATTGACCTGCAACTTCATATGCTCTAGGGTGTTGGCCTTCTTTTGCAATTTCTAATATACCTTCAATTGCTTCGTTGCCTTTATCAATAAGATTGTAATAATTATCTCTACTATGAGAGTAATCATTATCAACATCATCTTTTGTTTCATCAATTTTTCTAGGCACAGGTGCTGGTTGTTCAAAGTCTTTAACAGCAACCTCTGTTTTTTTCTCAATGCCTAAAATTTCATTTACGTTGTCTTCAAGTTTACTCATCTGTATCTGTCTTCGGATTATATTTCTTACCATCACTAAAACTTAAAATTTGTGTAGTGAAACCAAAATCATCATCAGCGTCTGCATTTGCTGGATTAGGAGTAATTATAATCCTTTCCTCTCTAGCTTTATTTGTTGTGTCTGTATCAGAATATAAATCATCTTGTACTTCTTTAATAACTTTTTGATTCGTCATAGGTCCGAATAGATATGTTTTTGCCGTAAAGTTTAATGTATATATAACTGCTCTTCGTGTTGTAAAATTACCATCATAACTATCTTCATAATTAACACCATTTAATATAATAGGTACGTCTCTCTTAATACCTAAATCTGGCACCATATTAATAGTTACCGTGTATTCAGGTTGGAAGAATGGTAAAATTTGTTCAACAATAATTAATCCGTTCTCTGCTGTAGCTGTGAAAATGTTAAGGGTATAATTTACGTTATACGGCACAGGAGTGTAATTAAAGTTTAAAACTTTACCATCTTCCCCACTTTTTACCTGCCTGAATTTTTGCAATTTATTTAATTTCCTACTAGGGTCATAATTTAGTCCTGTCATTTCAAAACCCATTCTAGGTAGTGTAATTGCAAATTCTCTGCTAGATAAATTTGATTGTTCGTCTAATCTTACTAAAAATTTTTCTTTTGGTGCATATGCTAAAGGCACTCTATATCTTTTGGTAACAGCACCAGTTTTAGATTTATTTTGCACTATGACATTATTAAACAATTGACCAAAAGCAATTGTTAGTCGTCTAATACCCTCGTTATAAAAGTGTGTTCCAAACATTATTCGTCAATTTCTCCAAATGGGTTTCTTTCAGTAAAGTCAAGTATGTCATCTGCTGTTGAAGCTGTATCATAACCTGCCTCTGTATTCATATCTAAATTACTTGCATATGGTGATTGAGTTGCTATTGTATCTGTACCATCAAAAGTCTCTAACATTAATAATGCCTTTTGACCTGTTGGATAATCAAATACATCTTCTAATTCAATTGAACCATCACCTGTTAATGCAACTTGACCACTCTCTAAACCAACTTTGTGATTTAAAGTATTTAATGAATACTTATCTTCGGCTTGGTCTAGTATTTCTTGACCAGTATTAATCTCTTCATTAGCATATTCAAATCTAGTTACCCTCAATTTGTAAACAGGTAAATTACCTAATTGAAAGAATGGCTCCTGGTCTTCAACAAATTGTATTTCAAAAAATGAATTCATCAAAGGCAGATAAATTATATCGCCTTCATTAGGTCTGCCTACTGCAATTAAATTTGCCTTACTAGCAACGTGTTGTTCAAATCTACGTTTAGAAACAACTAGTGTTGTATCTTCTCTAATTTCTAAACCAAACTTATTAATTAACTCTTGTTCACCAGCAAATCCCTCTTGCGTTTCAAAATACATTTCAATCATATACGAGTCATCAAAACGACTTGTCGTATCTTCCCCCATAACGAGGTCTCTGTTTACTAGTGTTCTTGGTAGATAATATACGTCTTGACCGTATATCTTTAATCCTTCTATGATAAGGTCTTCGTGTAATCTTTTCTCAGCAGTATTGCCAATCCCTCTGCCACCTTGAAAGTAATGGTTGATTGCCATAATTTTTTACCCTATCATTATAGCTGGATTTAATTCGTAAGTTGTTCTAATCTCTTGTTCTAATTTTTCAATGTCTTGCATTGCTTCTTGGAAAATTTGTTGGCCGTTTAAGGTTACACCACCTATCATTTGAACACCACCAAATTTAGATAAATTAGCGCCCCATTGTTTTTTAAATAAAGCGGTCACATATCTCTTTAAAAATATATCATTAAAAACATCTGTATTATTTGAGGGGTCTAACTTTCTATATGCCTCTATTACTAAAAATTCATCAATCGCTAAATCATTTTTCCAATCCATATCAATGTATAATCTATTTTCGTGTTGATTAAATCTCATAGGTTTTTCACCGACTAATATGTGGTCTAAAAAATCTAAATGTCTTAATACAACATCATAATTAATTACTGAAGTTGATGAGAAGTCATATAGGTCATTTAATCTTAATTGATATCTAACATCAAATAAATTTAGATTACCTTTGTTTGAGAACGGAAATATATTAATTATTGAAATTATTGAACTAGGTATTACTAAAAAATTATTACCCTCTTTCCAGCTTGTGGTTACAGAACCTTGAGTTGCCGATTCAGTAGAATCACCTGTCATTCTATCTTTATCTGCTTGAGTGTATTTGTATTTTAAATATGTTCTCTTAACACCATCATAATGGTATTGAGTAAAATATTGTAATGCCTCGTCAATTCTATCTTCAAGTTGGTCATCATCTACGTTAATCTCAATAACAGGCTTACCTAATGCTCTTAAAGCATATTGTTTTAAATTTTCTCTGCTTGCTGGTTCTGCCATTTTTTATACCCTTTTCTGGTATATTTATAATAGTTATTACAGATAGGGTTGGTTTTCTGAAACAAACGGAAATAGGTTGTCCGAGCAGAATAATTTGATGTCTTCTTCAGGTAAACCAAGTGATTGCATAACTCTAGGCGTATGAGGATTCTTTTGTTGATGTTCAGAATAGTAATTTTGCGCCTTAATTACTTCTTTCATATCTGCCTCGCCTTCGTGATTTCTAATCTTATCAATATAATTATTTAAATTAGAAACTGCCATTGTACAAATCTTATTTAATTCTTCTTCTTCTCTTACGTTGCCAGCGGCTATCATACCTCCCGAAAAGATAGCCTTCGCCCAATCTGGCAATTCTCTCTCTTTACTCGGTTTGTACCATTTATTTTCTTCTATAAACCATTTTGTCAATGGGTGGTCTTTTTGTAATAAAGGACTAAAATCGTGAAAAGCACCTGTTACCTTTTTTTCACCTGCGATAATATCAAAACCATAAATTGGTCCACCATTTGTTAACATAGGAAATAAACATAGATGAGCCATCCAGAGACCTTTAGATTCTCTGACATCAACAACATCTAAATGAGCACGTCTAATATATCTGTTATTCCAGGTTCTATTGACCCAACCTAATTTTTCATTGTTGAATCTTTCCATACCTGGCTCATTATATTCAATTAGATTTTTATTTAAGACTTCAATAGTCTCATCTTTCCACTTAATAAGTCTTTCCCAAATCATACATTTCCTTAAATAGTTTTGTTGCACTTTCAAAGCAAAAGATTGCTTCTGGCAATACGTTTATTTCATACACATTTAAATAACTTTCAATTCTTTCTTTTACAATTCTTTTATATTCTTTGTGTTCGCCGTGTTTAAAGATATAATATCTATTAGGTCCAGGCGTTTTTCTTTTTATCATTTGACCACCAGACAAATCACCTAAATGTCTAACATATACGTGAGCATATAATTTTTCATTTTCACCTCTAATGGTTTCTAAATGTTTTATATATTCTTTTGTACTTTCTGTCTGAACAGGTGGATTGTTTGTATCTCCCCATAATGCTTTGTAATCATAAAATATATGAGGTGCTCTTGGTAGATTTTTAGTATCGTGAAATAAAGAACTCTCTAAACAATACTCTTCTAGCTTACCATAACATAATAATTGATTGTACAGATAAGTTGCATATAATTTTTCATTAATCTCGCCTGATAAAAGTATCTTGACGAACTGCTGTCTCTCTGCGTTCTTATGATATTCCCAAGTTAACTCGGTAATTCTATATTTCTTCTCTTGTTCCATCTTCGTTTATTTGATATCCTTCTTTCCAACTTTCAATCATTTTTCCTGATTCTTTTAGTCGCCATTCTCCCATTCTCATAGTATCTTTAAATACATCTGGTGTAGCAATAACAAAATCTGATACATTTACAATTGCACTTACAACAATTATTTGAGCCTTTTTAAATTTTTTAGGGTCATATTTAAATAAAGGTGTAGCAAATGCTTTTATATCTTCATCAACATTTAACAATTGAGAAAACATTGATAACATTGTAATATAGACCACTTGTAAATCAAAAAAATCTTTACCCTTATAGAGGTCGTAATTGTTTATACCATAAAAATTAAAGTATTCTCCTATAAAAGAAAAACCATCTAATTGAGTTGGTATTTTTGCGTGAGCGGGAGCACCTCCTATTTCAGGTGCTAAATCATATGGCCATTTATCTTTCCATAATTTAAAAATTTCAGGACCTTGATTTAAATGTTCAAAGTCAATCTCATCCATAAATCCTTCAAGTCTATCAATATAAGTCCATACATTCCACCAGTATGTGGCTTGTTGTTCTTTAGGATAAATTGAAGTGTCTTTAAAATCAGTAAAGATTTTATGATTCTTAAATTTTTTGAGGTTTAAATTTGTTTTATACATTTCAACTCACTTTGTTAATAATAAAATACTTATATAGTATTTATTAATCTCCTGGAGGAGACTTCATATGAGAACGATAGTTATTACCACCCCAAGATGAACCAGTTGTTGCCTGATATCTATAAGGCATACCGTCATATAGGTAAGTTTGGTTATTTGGTTGATAACCAGAGAAGAATATTTTACCGTCCCAATTTCTGTATGCATACATTGAAGCTGTTGGGTAACCAAAAGAGTGTAAGTCTGTTAACTTACTATTCATTGGTTGTACACCTCTTCTTTTTCTATGTCTGTTTGTAGAGTTATCTTCAAAACCTTGAGAAGGCATATGCCAATATCCGTCAGAACCAGCGTCTGGTGAATCAGAATGACCTGAAGCAGTAAATACATAATTGTAAGCATTACCGTACCAGAAACTTCCGTCTTCATCTAATATAATTGGTGAGTCATAAATGTATGAACCATCACCTCGTCCTTCGTTTTGACCTGCAATCCATTTAACATATCTAGGTCCTCTACAATGTGAAAACATTCCGTGAATACCACCAGAGTTGTACCAATATCCGTTTTGTGAACGTGAACCTCTTGTACCATAAGTACCATAGTTACCGTCTGCAATCCATAACATACCAGTTGATTTTTGTCTAATGTACATCCATTTGTGTTCGTCACCACCACACCAAAATTCATCAATATCTCCGTTTAAATGAAAGTCTGCTCTTTTAAACATAGACTGATATCTAGTTGCGTTATCACCTATACCATAGAAACCTGGTGCCTGACCAGATGTCCAATAACCTGTGTACCACATATAGCCTTCGCCATCAAGTACCCAAGTACCTACGTGTGATTGAGTTGAATAACCCCAATGTTGTAGCATTTTCATACCACCGTATTTGTTCCAATCTACTTCTACTCTTCTTGGAACATAATAGTAGTAAGTACCCTCGGAAGTGTGTGAGTTAGAACCTACACCAGCACCACCGTGAACTGATTGACCCCAGAACCATAACCAACCATCTTCGTCTAATGCGTGGTATGATGGCTCAGTACAGCCCTCTGCCCACATATCAACGATTCTTTTGTTGTTAAAAAATTCTTGAGGAATTTTAATTGGTCTTTTTACGTTTGTTGAGTAAAATGAAAATGAGTATGGCGAACCACCATTAAAGTCAGTTGAGTTGTTTATTCCTGGGTTACCACCACCAAATTGTGCTTCGTTGTTTCTACCCCAAGTCCATACTGAACCGTCTTCGCCTAATGCAAATTGTTGATTACCTTCAGAGTTTTGTCCTTGACCTGAAGAACCTATTTTTACAATTTTTGTATCGTTAAATGAACGTATTGTTTCACCTAACCAATCTACCGTATCATCAGCTGATACTCTGTTTGGATAATATCTGTCTGTTGTATTTGTTACCGCTATGTGATGACCTAAATCGTAAGTTGAGTTATCACCTGAAGAATAAACTTCTCCGTTATTCATTAACCAGAAACTAGAGTTTGTACTTGATACGTGTTGAATTACTTTTGGTGCCTTACCATCAGGTGTTACCATTCTACCTGTATGTTCAGTACCAGTTAAATCTTTATTATCAGTTGAAGTCATCCAATCTGTAAATGTAAATCCAGCATAACGACTTCTACCCATTCTTGAATTTCCGTCCATAGCGTCACCAAATCCCATTTGACCAACTGAATTATTACCGCCGTGACCTACGAAATCACCATTTGATTCAATTACACCCATTGTATAGTTAGTTTGTTTTTCGTATGAGTTTCTACCCATATTGTACTTCCACCCTAAAGGAGCTCTGTTTGTGCAAGATACAACTTTATTTCTATCTGGATAGCCAAAAGGTGATTCGTAAATTTTCACCCAATATTCTGAATCTCTTCCGTCGTGTTCTTCAACCCAAGTATTATATTTTCTTGTTCTTTTGATACATTGGTAAATTTTTCTACCAACTGAAGTCATTTCACCAGGTTCATATTGTCTCCACATCTCCCATTCACCAATGTCATCTGTTGAACGTAAGAATAGTTGCCAATATTTTGGATTATCTGGTCTAAAAGATTTTTGAACCAATCTTGGTGGGTCAAAAGAATAGTTAGAAGTGTTAACTAAACCATCAATTGATATTGTATATGCAATAGGACAATCTTGGATACATCTATAAGACTTACCTTTCCAAGAAACGATATCGTTTTTAGAATAAGCAGTCCTATCTTTCCAAGGTCCTTGCCACTTTAGTTTGAAATCTTTTAAATCAAAAGACATATTTTATTTTCCTATTTCCTTATTAGTCCGTCGGTAAACCACGACTTGAATATACTGCATTAATGTCAGATTTTAAAGTAGCAATTTTAGTTGCTAAACCTGATTCATTAGATACAAGACCTTCAAGTTGTAAATGCCTAGGATTTGCTACATCAAAAGCCGCCTGAATTTCTGCAACTTCCATTTGGATTTTGTTTGTAGTTTTTAAATTATTTAATATTACCAAGTCGTCTGCGTCTGAAGCATCCAATACAGCTACGCCGTATTTTGAAGCGTTAGTACCTGAAGCGTCAACCGTTACCTTTGCGTCATCATAAGAAAAGTATGCTTTTCCGTCAATGTTGTTTAGGTATTCTGGAGTTGCGTCATCAGTTACCACCGGAGCTACGTAGTCAGCCTCTTGAGCAATATCATTAATTCCATAAATTTTCTGAGCCATTTTTTTCTCCTTTAGTATTATTACTATTTATAATAATTTTTTTATCTTCCTTGTCCTGTTGATGTTGGTTGACCGTTAGGTGAATTCCAACCGTGTGCCCACCAGTTATGTGATGAAGATAACCAGTTTGAACGACCCCAAACATATATTTTTCCGTATTCATCAAAGAAGTGGTAAGTACCTGCATATTCAGCAGAGCCTTGGTCATCTGTTGTAATTCTCATTGTAACCGGTTTTGAGTTAGGTAAATACCAATGGAAAGGATGATAATTACCATCTTCACCAGTCCAGTTTGTACCTGCCTGTGGGTGCAACATTGAGTTTCTTGAATCATAACCATAACAGAATGATTCACCACTATCAGTTATCCAGAATGTTCTTGCCTGGTCTGAATAGTTGCAAGAAGTTTTAACT